GGTTTCCGTCCCACGCCCATTATTTTTATTTATGCAAACTTTTTGCATTTGTATTATGCAATTCATTTGCATCAGAACCAGTTCTCGGCATCCTGACGCATCGACACCGATCATCCAGTTTTTCAGGTAGCCGCGCCCGAGTATGTGGAAGCTCCCGAGGACATCCTCGCCGAGCGCATCGTGCGGCGGTGGCGGCAACATGCAGATCTTAGCCGGCAGCAAGCCATCGACATCGTAAAAGTGGAGTACGTGCAATTCCAGATTGAGCGAGAGGCACGCGACCTCGACCACTACAGCTACGCCAAAGGTATCTCTGCTGTACTGGCCTACATCGCTGACTCAGCAACCCCGATGGTCGAGCTGGATGCGGTCGCTTATTGCTACGGGCTGATCGGTCGTGCGGAAGAGTCCATGGACCAGATCGCGAAGCGCCATCGGATCTCCAAGCAGGCATTTTCAAAGAAGGTGGAGAAAACGCTGGAGAGCTTTCACCTCAAGCCCAAACACGGGATGAGGCCACAACCGCAGCGCCGCATCTACGAGTCAGTCCACCACGCTAAGTGGGAGCACATCGAACAAGACGCACCCAAACAATGACCAGCTACATCACAATCGACCCAGGAGTAAACGGAGGCATTGCGTGGGGCTCCACCGCGCTCTCATCCTGCATGGGGATGCCGGACAGCGACACCGAAATCGCGGAGGAAATTAGCCTGCTCTACAGTATGCGGCCAGGCATTAAGTGCATCATCGAAGACGTTCCGAAGTTTGTCGGAAGGGCGCTACCGGGATCAACCATCTTCCCTCTCGCGTTTAACTGCGGGCTGGTTCGCGGGATTGCGGTGTCGCTCCGGATGCCGGTCATCCTAGTCAGGCCGCAAGACTGGCAGAAGCATTTCCGTCTTGGCACCAAAGGAGACACTACCGGGACCACCGAATGGAAAAACAAGCTCAAGGCCGAAGCACAGCGGCGCTACCCACATCTCAAAGTCACACTCAAAACAGCGGACGCACTTTTGCTGCTCGCCTACGCACAGGAAAAACAACTCTAACTACCATGTTTACACCAATCAAACTCGAAACCAGAAAGAACGTCTCTCGCTTTAAGGGGATGCAAGTAGGCGAAGTAAGAGAGCTTGCCGCTAAGTCAAAAGCTCAAGCGGTCGCAACGCTCCGCTTCCGCATGAAGAAGTACGTGCACGAGATCTACACGCTGGATGACTCATCAATGCCATTCCGTTTCCGCCGCGACGCCTGACCTATGCAACTAGCACTACCTAATTTTGACACGTTCAGCCAAACAGAGCTGGAGGATTTCGCAGCGACTGAACTTTCGATGATGCGGGAGGAGGCACAGACCGCATCCACAATCAGCCAGACCGCATTCCAGCGAGCGTGGAAAGTCGGCAAGGCGTGCGTCAAGCTCAAGGAGGCAGTCAGCGAAGACGACTGGGAAGCATACGCGACCCAGCACGTGGGCGCCGGAGACTACTATGCGGTGTATCGCTGTATGCGACTGGCGAGGATGTCACCGGACAAGCCACCGTTACAAAAGACCGGGAGCAGCCAGTACAAGCAGCTCCAGATTGCGATGGGGCTGGAGTCCGCGCCAAAGACGACGCCGCGCAAGACGGACGTTCTCAAGTTTCAGAACCTCATGGCATCACTCGGCTGCATCAAGCGATGGTGGCGCGAAGGGCACGTCATCGAAACGCTCGATGCGGAGATGATCGCCGAGATCCTAGAAGACATGCAATTCCTTCAAGAAATTTATGAGACACTCACGAAGCAGATTCCCGAAGCCACCGACACCGCCTCAAGTGGATAGAGAGATCATGCTGGGTGAGGTGCCGCAGCGGATGCAGCAAACCATGGACATCTCACGAGAGACCGTCCTAGACAGTCCACCGTCTAAACTGTCTAAACAGTCTAATGCAATTCTTTTGCATGAGTGGGTCGAGTGGTGTCGGAGCACAGGCCGGGAAGCACACGCTGCGGATCTGATCGAGCGGACGCGGGCGGAGCTGCGCAATCAATAACAACATGGATGCGGAACCATTAAAACCTTCTTTTGTCTCGGAGTGTGGGCGCGTGACGTTGTATCAGGGAGATTGCCGCCAAGCGATAGCAGGCATTAACGCCGACGCCGTTATCACTGATCCTCCTTATGGGATTGGCTTCGCGGCACAGCCGACTAAATGGCAGCGATTGGCTGGCAAGAAACCAGAAGCGTGGGACGATTTTACAATTCCTGAGGTAGTTCTAAGTTTACCGGAAATCGCTCCAATCTGTGTCGTCTGGGGAGGTAATTACTACCCTCTTCCTTGCAGCCGGGGCTGGCTTATGTGGCGCAAACCAGACGCGCCGCCTAGTATGTCGCACGGAGAACTAGCGTGGACTAACCTTGACCAAAATCTAAAAGTCATTGACTGGAGTATTTCGGCTACAAATGCAGAGCGCGTTGGCCATCCGACCCAAAAACCAGTTAGAGTTATGGGCTGGACAATGGAGCAGGCCGGGGTTCCAGAAGGCGCCACTGTACTCGACCCCTTTATGGGCAGCGGCACGACCGGCATTGCCTGTATTCGCACTGGCCGTCGCTTCATTGGCATTGAAAAAGATCCAGCGCATTACTTGACTGCCTTGACCCGGATCAAGAATGAATTGGCGCAGGGTGACTTGTTTCTTTAGAAATTATGGACACCACCGCCGAGGACACACAAAAGAAGCTGCAAAACCTGCTCGCGCGGGTCGCTGCTGGTCATCCGTTATCCTATGCAGAGAGCGAGTTTTTGAAGAACCAAAGCACAGAGACGGGATACAAAACACTCAAAGATGTCGCTGCTTTTTTTGGAATCACACAGGGAGCTTTGCGTCGATGGGAAGAAAAGTATCCGGACGCGTTTGAGAAAGGTTCAAGCGGCTACAACATTGAGAAGATCAAGGCCGCAAGGCAGCAGTTTCTGGCCAGCGGCAAATACGCGCGGCTAAACGATGGTGACACGATCAACGTCGAAGGCGTGCAGGACGTGGCATCGCTAAAGGCGCGCAAGATCCATCTGGAGTGCCAGAAGCTGGCCACCCAGATTGAGATTCTACAGGCAAAGTACGTGTCCGTCGATGAGGTGCTGGCGCAGGTGCGCGCGGTCATGTATGCGATCAAGGAGAAGATCAAACGCATTCCGCCTGAGATGGCATACGAAGTCAGCGGCGTGTCACCGGCGGAGGCCGAGGAACGGCTGCTTGTCTGCATCGACAAGATCCTGCGGGAGATGGAGCACGAGGATTACGTCAAAATCGAAGAGCAGCTAAAGGCGAAGAAGGTGGATGTCGAAATGATGGAAGTCGAGATTGCGCCAACCGAGCCAGTCAAGCGAGGGAGACCGCGCAAGAGCTAATGGCATTCTCGATCTACCCATTGATGGCGGAGGTTTGGCGGCCAACGCCTAAGCTGCCGGTAGACGAGTGGCTGAGAACGCACGTGCGGTTCGAGCGCGGGCCGATCCTCGGGTCGTTCGATGTGCGCAATTCCCCGTGGATTAAAGCGCCGCTTGAAGAGCTGCGAAATCACGAGACGCGCGAAATCATCTGCGCGTGCTCGGTGCAGAGCGCCAAGACCGCCCTGGCCGAAGGCGCCATGTTGTACCTGATCGCGGAAGAAGGCGGGGACATGTGTCTCTACCTGCAAACAGACGAGCACGCCGACGAGTTCCTAGACACCCGGTTTAAGCATCGGATTCTGGACTGCAAGCCGGTGCGGGCGATGCTCAACAAAGGGGACAAAAGCATCCAGAAGCGGACGGTGGCATTCGCTCACATGACCCAGTACGTGATGGGCGCCAGCAACATCCACAACTTGCAGAGTAAGGCGGCGCGCTATGTCATCGGGGACGAGGCCGCCTACTGGACGCACGGGCACATCGACGAGTCACGCAAGCGGACAACCTCGTTCGATGCGCGCAACTCGAAGCGGATCTACGTCTCAACACCGATGAACAACAGCGGCGAGTTCTACGAATCGTTTACCGCCGGATCATGCAGCGAGTGGCATGTGGCTTGTCCTGCGTGCGGGGAAAAGTGGCCGATGGTGCTGGGTCAGCTCAAGTGGGACGGTGAAGGCGCCAGGCTGGCTGACGGCAAATACGACCTCGCGCGGATCAAGAACACGGTCAGATACGAATGCCCCTCGTGCAAAGTCCACCTCAAGGACGAGCCGCAAGTCCGCCGGCAGATCGCGAACAGCGGGTTCTATCAGAATCAGAACTCGGCGCCAGACCCGCGCGTCAAGAGTTACCACTGGAACGCGCTGACCGTGCCATGGGTAGCGTGGGACACGATCGCCAGCGAGTTCCTAAAGGCCGAACACGCGCGGAAATTGGGTGATTACTCGCCATTGGCGGAGTTTGTGCGCAAACGACTGGGTGAGTTCTGGGATATGCGGGAGTTTCAGAGCGAAGAGGTCAATTTGTCGGGTGGTTTCGCGATGGAGGAGCCGTGGGATCAAGAGTTTAGGCGTTACATGACCGTAGACGTTCAGCGTGACTATTTCCGCGTCATCGTCCGACTTTGGGCGCAAAACGGCGAATCTAGGCTCTTTTACGCGGGCGAGCTGCACACATGGGCGCAATTGGCTGACTTGCAGAAGAGATTAGAGATTACCGACAGGCGCGTGTTCGTCGATTGCGGGTTTGAGCGGTATCAAGGGGAAGTTTACCGCCAGTGTGCGGCCAATAATTGGATCGCATTAAAAGGCGACAAAGCACAATTCTTCACTTGGACACTGCTGGACAAGCGGACCGGTCGCAGCCGGTCAGTCAAACGTCCATATTCGCAGATCCAGCACGTTGATTCCGGTGTGGGGCTTGCACGATCCAAAGTCCGCAACGCTCGACAGGCTGACTTGTGCGACCGTATTGTCTGGAGCAGCGACTACATCAAGCTGGTTCTGCATCGGCTGCGCGCGGGCCAGGGTGCATCGTGGCAAATCGCGCACAATGCGCCAAAGTGGTATTTCAAAGAGATCCAGAATGAGGTCTTTGTCACCGAGAAGGACAAGCGGACCGGCAAGAACAAGACGTTTTTCAAAAAGCTGGGCGAGAACCACTCGTTCGACGCCGAAGCCATGCAGGTGCTGGCCGCCTGCATCGAAAAGATCATCGGGCAGGCCGAAATCATCACAAACGAGGCAGAGTCTGTCAACGCTTGACAGACAGAGTGACTTTATGGGCGGACCTTCGATTTTACGGTATGCTTCTCTGCAATTTTGCGAGACGCTTTACGATCAGTGTCTTTCGGCGCTGACCGAAGGGCAGGGCACCATCGTTATCAGCACATCGGGCGGCGGTGAGTCCGAAACCCGCGCATCTGGATCGGATGGCGGCATTCCCGTCATGACTTTGATGCGGGCTGTGATGCGCAGAATGCACCAGCTCGACCCCGTAAAGTATCCGGGTATCTCCAACCGCCTCAAACCTGACTTTTCAACCTTTCCGCTATGAGTTTTATCGAACAAACGATCAGGTTTTTCAGTCCGGCAACCGCCTTGCAACGCCAACGCGCGAAGGCGCAGCTTGAGGCGGGCGAAAGGACGGGCTACTGGCGCGTCGGAGCGCAATCATCGACCAATCGCCGGGCGAGCGGGCAATCACTTGATCAGCCAGATTCCAGCCGCAACCATACCGACCGGGTGACGCTCATCCGGGAGGCTCGGTGGCTGGAAGAGAATAGCAGTGTGGTTAAAAGCATCCTGCGCAAGTACCGCACCTTTTCGGTGGGCCGCTTGCAGTACGTGCCGCGCACAAGCTCCGAGGAAGCCAACAGGGCGATCACAGCGTATGTTGAGCGGTGGATGGCGAGCTGCGACTTGACCCGGCGCCACCACTTTCGGGTGCTGGCCGGTTTGGGCGTGACCTCGATGAAGCGGGACGGTGACATCGGTTACATCGTGTCCGAAGTGCCGATGACGCAGCTCGACGAGATGCTGAAAATCAGTCCGATCCGGCTACAGGCCATCGAGGCTGACCGCATTGGCTCAATTCCAAACCGCAACGGGACAGATGCAAAACCGTTCAAGCCGCTCAAGAGAGGCGAGCAGGACTTTTCCGGCGTTGTCATCGACTCGACGGGTAGGCCGATCCGATACCGCATCTACAACCGCAGCACAACCGGTGAGTCCATGATGCCTGCGCTTGAGGTGCCGGCGCAGGAGTTCCTGCACTTGTTCGACCCGACCCGGCTTGATTCTTACCGAGGCTTTTCCGCGTTCGACGCAGCTATCACTGACATCAAGGATCTGCAAGAGATCCTCGCATGTGAGAAAATCTCAGTGAAGTATCTCTCTTCAATCAGCGGTGTCATCAACAATGCGGACGGCAGCGCCGATCAAGACGTATCGCTCGACACGACGCACAGCGACTACATGAGCGACGCCGACCGCATGAAGAAGGTCGAGCCGGGTGCGATCCAGTACCTTGCAGAGGGTGAATCGTTCAACCCGGTTGATTTCAACCGCCCGTCACCGACTTTTAACGGGTTCTTGGACACTCTCGTTCGCTCGACCGGACTTGCCGTCGGGCTGCCTTACGGATTTATCTACTCCTGGGCGGGACAAGGGACAGCGGTCAGGATGGAAGCTGCGCAGGCCGCGCGGGAGTTTGAAATGACCCAGCTAACGCTGGAGGAAAAGCTTCTGTATCCGATCGTTATCCGCGTCATTGCTCGCGGCATCCAGCTCGGCCACTTGCCAGCCGTGGCTGACTTTGATGCGGGTGAATGGCGTTTTCCTGCCAAAGTCACAGCCGACATCGGGCGCGAATCCAAAGCTCTGATCGACGAGACCATGGCCGGAATTATCAGCAAGACGCAGATTGCGGCGGATCGCGGTGAGGATCGCAACATCATTCGCAGCCTGCTTCGCGCGGAGGCGATGGAGCTGGTCGAAGATGCGAAGATGGTGCAAGACGCATCCGGCGGCGTGCTGGATCTGCCAACTGCCATCTACATGCTTGAGCGGCGGGCACCTAACGCGCCGGCTATCCCGGCGCCAGCGGCTGCGCCTGAGGAGGACGTGCCAGAAGTCGAGGATGAAGAGTCGCCAGAGGACGAGGCCGAAGACATTGCCGAGGACGAAGCCGAGGCTGGCAGCACTGATTGACATCGGGGCGGCGTGTATGCCAGTCACCGAAGAGATTCAGACATTCGCAGCGTTCCAAGGCAAGGTTTCAGGAAATACCATCATGGGCGTTTCCTTGATTCAGGAAGGCCCGGCGCTCGGTCATGGCGTGTTTGTGGACAAGCGTTCGCTGAACAAGTTTAAGTCACTCGCAATCGAGAAGGGAAGGGTGAAGGCAAAGCTTAATCACTTCTCTTCGGTGCAGGATACGGTGGGTTATTACGAGAATTTCCGGGTCAGTAAAGGCAAGCTCCTAGCCGATCTGACTTTATTCGACGCGCACAGCGGAAAAGAGATGCTGCTTGAAATGATCAACGAAATCCCCTCCACTTTCGGCGTGAGTTTGATGTTTGCAGCGGATGCGCCAGAGTTGGACAAGGAGAGCGGCAACTACATGACCCGCCCACGCGGTCTATACTCGGCAGACTTTGTAGACACACCCGCCGCTAACGCTGACGGCGTGTTCTCGGCTGATCAGATTGACAGTGACGAAGATGTTATGCCAATTGACCCACCGGCGCCTGCGCCAGAACCTCAAGTTGATTTTTCCGCTCTGATTGCGGAGCAGTTCGCCGCTTTCACTGCTAAGTTTGACGAAGTGGCTACGCAGTTTGCCGCCGACAACGCAAAAGTGCTCGCCGAGTGTGAGGCACTTAAGGCCTACGTGGAAGCGTTGCAAGCTGGTAACAGCGACATTGAGCTGCAAGCTCGCCTCGCCGCCGCCGCTCCTGCTCCTGCTGCGTTTGCCGCTCCTATTAACGAGCCGGAAGTCAAGGTTCCAGCGATCTCCTACCACGAAGCCAAGAATCAAGCTATCGGCACCTCAACCGGTCTCGATCGCTTGAAAGCGGTTCGTGCGTTCACCGAAAAATTCCCAACCGAAGCGGCTTACGTTTCGGCCAACTCATAACAACTTTCTACCAAGACCATGCCACAAGCCAATCTTCTCGATATCGCTAAGCTCAACGGCTCCGACACCATCGTCGGGCTGATTGAGGAAACCCTCACCTACGCTCCCGAGGTGCAGATCATGCCAGCGCGCACCATTCGCGGCACCAGCTACAAAGTCGTCTCTCGCACGTCTTATCCTGGCGTCGGGTTCCGCGCTGCTAACGAAGGCTCGACTCCGACGAAATCGAGCTTTGAAAACCAGTTGATCGAGTGCTACATTCTCAGTGGCGCCGTTCAGGCCGATATTGCGGTCGCTCGCGCTTACGAGGACGGAGAACAAGCATGGAAAGACATCGAATCTATCGGCGTCATGCGCCAAGCCATGATCGAGCTTGGTTCACAGGTCATCTATGGAACGTCTGTTGATGCGAAGGGCTTTCCCGGCTTGCAGGCTATCCATACCGCTTTTAACTCCGGTCTGGGTGCTTCCGCGCTAACGGTCGATGCAGGCGGAACAAGTGCTGGTACTGGCTCTTCGGTGTACGGCATCAATACTGATACGCAAGGCGTACAGCTCGTGTTCGGCTCCGGCACCACTTTTGAGCTTGGCGAATGGCGCATCGAAAACGTGGGAACCGACTCGGTCTATCCTGCGCACGTTGCTAACTTGACCGCTTGGGTGGGTATGCAGGTCGGCAGCAAGTACAGCGTGGGCCGCCTGAAAGACGCTACCGCTGATTCGGGTATGGGTGTCACCGACGCCAAACTTGCTGAGTTGCTTAGCAAATACCCAGTGGGCTACCGGCCTAATTACTGGCTCATGAACCGCCGCTCGGCCTTCCAGTTGCAGGTCAGCCGCTCAGCTTCCACGGTTCAAAACGGTGTCAAAACCTCTAGCGGTTCTGAGATCTTTGCCCCTCTACCTACTGAGTCGAACGGCATCCCGATCGTCATCACCGATTCCATCCTCAACGACGAAGCTCTTACCGCTTAATCTCTAAAGAATTATTACAATGGCTAACGAATTTTCTCGAAACATTCAGGACGCGGACCTGACCAAGGCTCGTCTGCTGACCGCCTCTGACGGCAACGTCCAATCCCCTGACCTCGACCTCGGCACCAATTCTAAAGGGTTTTTCCCTGAGAATACCGAAGTAGAAGTCTTGATCCCTGCTTTGACTGCTACGCAGCTCGCATCAGCGGACACGATCACCATCCTCTTGCAGGGTGGATCGGCAGTCACTCCAACCACGAGCCTAAACATCTCAGCGGTGCTGACTGGCACAGGTAGCGCAATCCCTCAAACATCCTTCCGATTCCGGCTTCCTCCGAACTGTCCGCGCTATGTGAACGCTAAGTTCACCACAGCCGGCACTACGGGCGACATGAGCGCGGTAAGCGCCTCCGTCAGACTGCTGACCTAATTTTTGGTGCTGGGTGTTATTCATCGTGGGCGGCTGACAGGCTTTCATGCTTGTCAGCCGCTTTTTTGTATGACCTACGCTCAACGCATCGCCTCCGCTCATGGACGTATCCGCACCAAGTTCGGGACGGATGCCAGTGGCGCGCAACTTTACGTTTGGCACAACAACGTGCAGATTCACGCCTACCAGCCGACCGGCAAGAACAGCCGGAACCTGATGGCTCAGATCATCGTCAAAGACGACACGGTAAGCGTGATTGCGACGAAAGCGCAGTTTACGACCGTGCCAAAGATCAACGACGAGATCAAGATGGGAACGGTGTTTGCAACGGCGGTCGTCTATCGTATCGACAGCGTGACCACTACGCAGATCCGTCCATTCTACGACTTGGAGCTGATCGACCCGAACATGGAGGCAACGGCGGCATGAGCGTTCAGATCAAGATTGATACGAAGAACCTGCAAAAGGCGATGGCCGACTATGCGCGGATGAAGAAAAAGACCGACGCGGCGGTTGTAAACAAGGGGATGCGGTTCTGGCTTCCGTTCGCTGGTAGCAAGGTCAAAGACAAAACCTCAACCGCTGCGAAGGTGCGGACTGAGCTGACCAATCAAGCCAAGCGGATCAGCCGTGGTGAGAAGAAAAAGAAAACCCAGCTTACGAACACCGTGGCCGCTGCGATTATTGCGGCACGATTGCGCAAGCAAGGCCGAAACCACTTTCCGCGCGCATCCAGTGGGCCGAAATCAGCAGCGTTCGTAGGCGATTTTTACGCTATGACGGAGCGACTTATCAATGCGCGTGTGCGTTCTATTGGCTACCTCGCGGCGGGCTTCATCCCATCTTACAAGGCGTTTAACGTTCCGATGCGTGGAATGCCGCGCAATCAGAAGCGATTCAAAGGCCACTCAATCGGCACTAAGGCGGTTCCAGTTTCAAGTGGCAAGGTCACAGCCTTTGCCAGCGTGAAGCGGCTGGGCGCCTTCCTAGTCGCACCAAACGCTTTCAGTTCATCTATTCCCGAAGTGCGTCGGCAGTTCATTGAATGGATGGCGAAAGACGTGAACGAAGTCGCCAAGAAAACAGGATTCAAGAAATGATCACCTACCCAATCTGCCCCTCCGACCGACTACAGCGGCGCCTGATTACGGTGCTCGATGACGAGCTTTTGCCGTTGTCAGCATTCACCGGCTTCACGCTCTGCGACGACCGCGAAAACGACGAAGTAAAGCTGCCGTTTATCGTGGTGCGGGTGACCGAATCCGACGAAATCCCGCAGGCCGGGACCGTCTGGCACTGCCGGTTAAACGTGAACATGGTCGAGGATCGGCAGGAGGCGAATCTGATTCTGGGTGGAGACAATCGACCAAGGCACGAGCTGCGGGCTGAGAACATTTCCGCGCTGCTTTTTGGCGTGTGGGACACGACCACGCTAGGACAAAAGATCAACGCAATCAGCAACGGCCAGGGCGTTTACGTGCTTAAGCAGCACAGCAATAACATGACGCCGGGATCGAGCGAGAATGACACGCTTTCGACTGAGTACGCATTCACCATCATCTGCGCATCGACGCAGCAATGATTGACATCAACTCTTAAAATATGCCTGCCGTCGCCGCTTTGATTCAACACGGAAACATTCCATCCTCAACGCTGCTGGATGAGAGCAATGCCGTTACTCCAGACATCCTCGTTCAGTCTTTGACGATCACGGCTGCGCGTGACGAGAAGGCTTACCTGAACGCCGCTGGGGCCACCTTTGGGCTTGAGTACCGCAACCCAACGATCACTTTTGCGTTCGACGGTTACCTGTCCAACAAGACGACCGGCCTAGCCAACCAGCACCCAGGAACGCAAGTCACCACGCTGGCCAACTTTACCGCGAACACCTACGGATTCGTTCCAGCGGATGGCACCATGATCTTCATGGACCCGAATCGCTCCGAGACGAATACCGAAATGGCCAAGACTACCTTCTCGGTTAAACAGTACCCATTCGTCGTTTAATCATGGAAAGCTGGATCGCCTGCACGGACGTTGATGTCGCGTCCGCTTTTATGACGATGGGTGTTGTGATGAAGCCAGTCGTGCAGGTGCGGGCGGACAATGGGAAGGAGTATGTCACCATGTACCTTTCCACGACATCGGTGACGATGCCGGAGATCAACGTCGGGCACCTTATGAAGGCGCTGATGTCGGGTGAGCTACAAAAGCTCGACCCGCATCATGAGTTGCTGGGCTACCTGATGGCCATCAAAAACAGACACGCGGCCAAGCGCGCACTTGACTCAGCAGAGCGCCAAGTGCTAATTACGAGGAAGGGCACCACCCGCACAGCCTATGTGCGCGAATCCATTACCAACAAGGGAATGGAAATGGCTGACCGATTCCTTGCAACTGGCCGACCATGATAGATATTCAAACCCAAGAGGACGACGGGATTTCATTAGTGAACCTGCCAAACGAGCAGGAGCAACGCAGAACGGACGCATTTAATGCGGCCTATGAGTGGAAGGGGAAAACCTTCGAGGGCGTGTCTTGTTCGCGTAAAGACATCTGGGTTTCAATGTGCCACAAGTCCGGCTTTCCAACGCTGGATGCCTGCTTTGACGAGTTCTCGCTATTCGCGCCGCTGAGCAAGGTGCTGATCTTTGTTTGCATCACGCCGACCGCACAACTCCGTAAGCTGCGCGCGCAAGGCATCCAAGCGTTGATTGATGCGTGCGACGACTGGATCGACGCCAACATCAAGATCTCAGAAGAGCGCGATGCGATCAGTCTCGGCCTGCGCATCCTGAACGACTCAACGGCCAATCAGTCCGAGGTGGTGCAAACAGCCGGCGCAGAGGGAAAGCGTTAGCCAGTCCGGTCTTTCAAGCGCACTATGTTTCGCTGGTGCGGCCAATCACTGGACTGACGGAGCAGGAGATTCTGTGGGAGTTGCCGCTGTGTCGCGGGCTTGCATACTTGCACATCGCGCTAGTCAAAGAAGGCATCGAAACCCAGTGGGTTGGACACGACATGATGGAGGACGAGACCATCAAGAACGCGATGGATTACATCCAGCAACGTAAGACGAGCAGGCTTGTCAACTCATTGACATAAGCAACAAGTTCATGGCAGCTACGCTAGACGCATCACTCAGGCTCGATTCCAGTCAATTTACGACCGGGCTGGACGGTGCCATGAAGAACACGAATGCGGCGGTGTCGAAGATGTCGGCAACGTTCTCGATGCTGAAGAACATTGCTATCGGTGGCGCCATCGGGTCGGCTTTTGTTTCTGTGGCAAAGGACATTACCTCAACCTACATCGAAGCGGAAAAACTCCAAAACGCGTTAAAGGCCACAGCAGGCAATGACTTTTTGGGGATGCAGCAATATGAGCAGCTCAAAAAGCTTTCATCTGAAATCGGTCTAAATATGGGTGTTGCGGCGAAGGCAACGCTTCAACTTCAGGCCGCAGGCATGAGTGCAGCGAACGCATTCAAGACGATCAGAACGCTCCAGAATGCAATCGGTTCAGGGGGTGGAGGAAGCGAAGAGCTGGGCCGGTTTATCTACGGCTTGCAACAGCTTTACGCATCGCCTAAACCGTTGGCGGAAGAGCTTGGTCAGTTGAAAGAAGCTCTTCCAGTCACCGCTAAACTTCTCACTCAAGCGTTTGGATCGGCTCGCGCGGAGGACTTGCAGAAGCTGAACCTAAGCGGAAAGCAGGTGGCTGAAACATTGCTGAAAATGGCTGAGGCCATGCCTAAATTGGAACGCGGGCTAGGCGGTCAAATTGATGCTATCAAAGCAAAATTTGATACGTTAAAAGAGATGACCGGAGAAAGCAGTTCTGGATTTACAAAAATGCTTGCAGGCGGGCTGTCGGCCTCTTTAGATTATATAATCAAAAAACAAAATGAGATTAAAGCTAACGAAGAAGCGGTTTCTCTAAAGTTTTTGGGCAGTAGTGTTTCTATTGAAGATGAAGATCAAAGGAAACTTCTTCGCGCATTGGACCGCCAGAAAGCAGCGGAAGCGGACTCTTTGAAGGCAGCGGAAGAGCGCAAGAAACTCCAAGAGGCTTTAGACAAAGGCAATCAGGAGAACCGCGAGCTGGACGCTATCAAGTGGCAGAATGAGGAGCGGTTCAATCAAGAAGACGCTGCCAAGGAGAAGCAAACACAAGACGACGCCAAGAAGGCAGCCGATCAAGCGATCTCCGACGCCAAGGAGCTGCTGAGCTTGCACGAGGACACGGTGCGCAAAATCAAAAGCGTACAGGAGGCGGTGTACTCGGCTCAGCAGTCCATGGCCGGATCTGATGCGGAGAAGCTGACCAATGCTCAAGAAGCACTGAAGGCAGAAGGCGATGTTTTAATGGGCGACGATCCGGGCGGGTTCGACAAGCTAACCGTCTCGGCGTTCGAGGATGCGGTCAAAAACGGTCGCAACGTGACAGAAGGTCAAGTGGAGCAGTACAACCGCATCATCGGTCTCAAAGAAGAGATTCTCGGACTTGAGCAAAGCATTACAGACGAAGCCGAGAGAGGGGCTCTTGAACTGCGAGACCAAAACCGCGAAGCCGTGCAACGCTCGATCGAAAAGGCGGGACGCACGCCAGCCGAAAGGAAGCAGGAGATGCGGGACAACAACGACATGCAGCGCCAACGGCGGAGGGCGTTCAATGACGACGTGCGGGACGAAATGACCCGGCTTAAGAAAGAGGCCGAGGAAAAGAACAAGGGCAGGAATATCCTTGAACGGGAAAAAACAGATCGCGAAGCATTCCGTGAACAAGCGAGAAAAAACATCACGCCAAAATGGGCCGACGCTCTTCCTAAAGAGGCAACGCTTGTGGACATCAGAGACATTTTGAAAAACCTTGCAGCCGCTTAACTATGCCAACGCCATCCACAAACCACACGCATTGGCCGGGATCAACAGATCCAATCCTTGCAGAGAACGGCCTGCGCTTGTCCGTGTCCGAAAGCGGATGGGACACGATGACCCTGAAGTACTGGGCGCGCACCGACACGCCAGCAACGTATGCATCAACCCACTTTGCGACCGGGATGCAGCCAGCGTTTTACCCGAACATGTACTTCAATGGCGTCAGCGTCACGCAGGAGGGATCAAACATCTACTCATTCGACGTGCAGGCGGCGGGTTTGCTCGGTGCTCAGGCGGTCAAGCGCTCGGTGTCGAGCAAGATTCAGTCGTACAAGACTGGGCTGGGCACGGTGCCGGGCAGTTCGCCACCGAACACGGGCGAGATTCAAGGCCAATACATCAACCTGAGCTGCACGTTCCACCAAGTGACGGAGTTTTTCCCGAACACCGCCACAAGGCCGGAAAACGCTATCGCACTCGGGGCGCTGCCACCTCCACCAACAAACCCGTTCACGTCACTGCCGACAACTCCAGTCTACAACTTTCCGTTTGGCTGGATTCAGGACGGACTAGAGATCGAGACAATCAACGGCGATGGCGTGTCGATCTACCTTGTAAAACAGTCGATGGTCTACATCTACGAATGGATGCCGGGCTGATATGCTGCCAGAACTTCCAGTCATCGACCCGAAGGTCAACGGCGGACGGTCGGGCTGGCTGCTCAACCGTCTGGTCGATCGCATCAAGCTCCAGCGGCTGCTCAGCTCCGAGACGGTCATCATCACCGAGACCAAGGACGGCCAGATTATCGACCGCCTTGGCTCCGGCGGAGTGGCCGCTCCTTTCGCTCTGGGCTTCGCTGTGTCGCTTGATGGGACCAATGTGGTCGTCGCACCCGGCAAGCTGCTGTACCCGCTCTGGGGTGCCATTCTGGGCGATAATCCGACGCCGGGGGACTGGCAGAAGGAAGTAAACTACATCGGCGGCACGCTGACCGGCACAGTGACACAAGTGTGGCTCAGCGTGCTGTGGTCGGAAAACGACACCACCACGACCGGGCCGCTTGGCACAACCACCTACAACATCTCAGGTGCTGCGGGCGGACGAGGCGGTGGTGGTGGTGGTGGGGGGGCAAACAGTGGATTGTGGCCGGATATTGTTGGAAGAGATGGGTCCAACGGAGACAGCGGAGACTTCACCGGGATCGGTGGGCAAGGCGGCATCGTGGAGGATATTATTACAACTCCGCCAACTAGGGTGACTGGGCTCGGCAACAGCTACGGAGCAAGCGGCGGTGCTGGCGGCTACGGCGGTGCCGGGGGTGAGGGAGGAAGCGTTACCTTCACACGCGCGACTAAGGGCACGGCGCAGATCCGCAAGTGGTCGATCAACGGCATCTCGATTCACACAGCCAAGGGTGCATCGAGTGAGGCAGTCTCGTGGATTCAACTGGCGACCATTAGCGGCACCAGTATCACGCAGCATGTGGCGGGCAGCATCTCGATCACACCTCCGGCCATCACTTTCATTATCACCTGATGCTGCCGGACATTCCAAACTTTAACCTGGGCGACGTTTACGTCCTGACCGGTAAAACGCTCGAAAAGATAGTGCGGCGGATCAAGATGCAGACGCCGATCGAAGGCGCCAACATCCGGCTGGAGGAGACTAATGCGGGTATCCTGCTACACGCCGACCAGCAGGTGGAGGTGGCGCCAACGGTCGCAATAAATCACGATTTTAAGGCGTCACTACCAGCGACCAACGCGCTCGATATTACCGTGGGTCGGGTCATTGGCACTACATGGGGAACGCCAACCATGAGCAACCCCTTGCCGACTGACTGGCTGGCTGAGCAGTTTACCGTCGGGCCGTCTACGCTGGCTGTGGCGGACGGACAAAGCGTGTGGCTGCGCATTCAGCTTTCGCAGACCGACGCAAACATGAGCGGCGCGCTTTCGGCTATAGGTGCGACCAATTTGTCGGTCACGACCGGCGGCGGCGGTGCAGGTGGTGATGGTGGTGGTGGCGGCGCCGGCGGAGATGGCACGGTCGGATCTACTGGCGCAACCGGTGAGGCCGCATCAGGACAAACTGCTGGCAGTCCCGGCTATTACACGCCTGGAGGAATTAATTCGACATCAAACTCCGAATCAGGAACACCAGCCGAAGGTGGAGATGGAGGCAACGGAGCAGCAGGCGGAAACGGACAGGCAAAATCGTTTAGCCACTACACGAATCTTTCAATGGTGTTTAGGCGCTGGCAAATCACCTCTGCCAGTCTTGAGGTTCACACAACTAAACCGACTGCATCACCGGCCACCAACATTTACGTTCGTATCGCGTCACAGACTGACGGAGTGGTGACGCAGTACCACGCCGGGTCGTATCACATCACGCTGCCAGCAGCCACTTTCATAAGCTCCTTTGTTCCCTGATTTTCCCAACTTCTTTGGCAACCTGCACTATTTCCTCAAGGGAAAGACGCTGGCCATGTTTCGCAAGGCCATCTATGAGCAGATGCCGATTGCTGGCAACGGTATCACGCTGCAAGAGACCGACGACGGCATCATCGTATCAAGCAAGCAGGGCAGAGCGACGGCTACCTCCAGCGTTATCGACTTCACCGGCGTTCTCTCGGGCGAGAACGTCATTATCCTGGGCGGTAAAGTGCTGGGCGTCTCGTGGAGCACCTACGATGTGAACAATCCCAGCAGCGGGGGGTGGACGGAATCGGTGGCGACTGTAGCAGGCGCAACTTTAGCGGTGGCTACTGGGTTCTCTGTTTGGCTTCAGATCGGATTTACGCCATCAACAGGCCAAGTAGTCGGTGCTCTCTCGACTGCGGATCAAGAGACTTTGACCGTCGTCGGGGGTACGGGTGGTGGCGGCGGCGGCGGCGGCGGGGGCGGATGCGGCGGTAAGACGACAGGAGGAGAAGGGGCAAATGGCGTGGCTGGAGGCAATGGGTCAAGCGGATCTCCCGGAACTGGGGGTGCTGGCGGAGCGGGCGGAACAAACTCTCCACCTTCAGAACCAAAAAATGCAGGAAATGGAGGCCAAGGCGGGTACGGTGAAGGCGGCGAGGAGGGTTTGCTTGTGCAATTTCAGAATTACACGAAGGCTGCCGCAAACATCCGAAAATGGACGGTATCGAGTGCGTCGTTTGTTGTGTCGGCCAGCAAGCCTTCCTCTAGTGCAACAACCGCCAACCTCCGACTTCTAACCCGATCCGGATCGACCATCACGCACCATCAAGTCGGCAGCGTGTTTATCAGCCTACCGACCGTGACATTCATCTAAAGATTGACACAACCCCGCATTTTATGCCGAACATCTTCGCGTTGACGCTTAAAGCGCAAAACAGCTATCCGGGCAACTCGGTCATTCCCTCCGCAACTCAGCAAGTGCCTGACTTGGTGGTGCGTGAAGAGGATCTGATTTCCGGGGTGTTCGAGGTGTTTGGCGTGCCGGGCACTGGAGCAAACACGCTGGCCACCAGCGGCACAACCGTCAACTCGGTACTCAACGGCGGCTCTGCCGTTGCACTGACGAATCCAATTACCAACGCCACTCTGGCGTTCAACTACTGGCGCGGGCTTTATATTACCGTGACGCGGCGCGATCCAGCGGTTGCGCCTACTTCGGTTCGTCCGACTGCCGCATCGACGACCTCGCTGGCCATCGAGGTGGCGTCTAAAGCGTTCACTGTTGCGCCATCATTGGGCTACGTTGCAAACATGCGAGTTCGCGCCACATCAGCAGCCAACGCCGCAAACTTTATGGAAGGCACTGTGACCAGCTACGCCTCGACCACTTTGACGGTGGCGGTGGACACGATTGGCGGCACTGGCACCTTGGCCGACTGGACCATCACCGGCCTCATCTGCGCGCAGATCAAGAGCGACGGGTTCGGTGGAGTGGTGACAAACACGTCGGTGCCATTGCCAATTTACGAGGGTGGTTCATTCATCTACACCACGCCAACAGGCAGGAAGTCGGCAACGACCCAAACGCTGACTGTTCTCCTTAACGGAACCAACGGTCTCAACGTCAACATCTTGGTTCTAGGCTCATAATCTTATGGCTTCTACATTCAAACTTTCAACGCTGCTTCAAAACTCCTACGCAGCCAGCGCAGTCCGCGCTCCCATCCGGCATTCGGTGCCAGACATCAATGTTTCACTGGCCGATCAGTGGAGCGTTGCGGCTGAGTTTACTACCGCCACCGGCAATACGATCACGGTTGGAACAGGCGTCTTGACCATCACTGTAAACGGCGTCACTCAGCTTGATCCGATTAGTCGCGTTGCCATCGTCCCGGCGCGGGTGCTGGGCTACATCATTTCTGTAGCAGGACCGGCTAACGGCTCGGTCGCGGTAGCTTGCACTGCGTTCGGAAAGATCACGTTTTCGTCGATCAATGTTGGCGTCGGAGGAGTGCTGAACATTTACAACCCGAATGCGGGCAACGCAGCAGCCACCGAGGTCTTGACTATCACTCCTCCCGCTACTGGCTACACAGTCAGCGTTGTCGCTTATGGCTCCGCGACAGTCCTGCCATAACCATCCGATACTGCGCTCGGTAGCGTGCGAAATCATAGTATCGCATATCGGTTCGACTCCGGTTGCAGTAGCCATTGACAGACGGAATGCGATCAAGACATGGAACCTGTCACGCGCGAACAACTTCAGGATTTTGAGTCAAAGCTCAAGATCCTCGACTTAGTGGTCAAACTAGGCTGGGCGCTGCTTGTCGGCGCATTTATGCTGGGCACATGGGTGGCGGCAATCCAGATCGCGATCAACAGGCAGACGGAATCGCTCAGGGACGTGAAGGATGCGATTGGCGCGACCAACAGCACAGTCCGCAATCTGGAGATTAAAGACTCGGCGGACACGCAACTGCTGCGGTCAATCGTCGAGAAGCTCGACAAAATTGACAACAAGCTCAATCCTTGATGCGCACGCTCGGTCATCCAATCTTTGGCAAGCGGCCAGAAGTCCGGCGCGCGGAAGATCTTGCAGGTAGGCCGGTCATCAAATCAAACATCATCCACAGCACGACCATGAAATGGCTATCCAACAAGATCCTGCCTTTCCTGCTCAACTGGAAAACGACGCTGGCGGGGGTGGCTCTTATTTTGCACGGATTAGGCGCTGTGGTCGATGCGCTCTTGCAGGTGACCGATGGGGTGCCGCTGACGCTGGAAGGGCTGCAACTGGCAACTGGCGAGATTATAGCCGGCGCTGGTTTGATTGCTGCGCGGGACGCTAACAAGTCGAGCCAAGATTCCAAAGTGCGATGAAAATCATTCTTCTTATCCTCGCGCTTGGCTCGTGCTCGTGTGTCAGCATCCAACAGATGCCAGACGCTTCGCTCTTTCCGGACAAGAGCACTGACTGGCGCGACGGGTTCAAGGCTGGGATGATGGAAGGCTTGCTTTTGTCGGTGACACTTGTTTGGTGAGCTTATGAAATTCTTCACATGGTTCAAATCTTTGTGGCATCGCGACGCGGTAGCCAAGGCCACCGAAACGGCGCGGCTGCTGGTCGCTGGCCTGTCGAACGAGCAGTTTCAAATCATCGTAGACAATGTGACGCTGGCCAGCAAGATGCCGGTAAGCGGGCTTGATAAAGCGATGCGGGTTCGGGAGATCATCACATCTCCGCGCTTTACGCTGACGCACGGGACACCGCCATGGGTGCAGCAGGGGATCGACTTTGCCAGCGTGGTCGTTCAGCTCGCGTGGGTTGTGGCAAAGCTAACCAAGCGCATCTGATGCCAACACTCCAAGCACTCCTTCACGTTGCGTTCTTCGCTCTCATGGTTGTATGCTGGTTTTTCATGCTTGGCTGGATTCTGAGTTCTTTTTCCCCATGACAAAACAGGACATCCAATTGATGCAGGAAAAGATCGGCGTCGTTCCTGATGGTGTGTGGGGGCCGATGTCGCGTGCTGCTTGCCAGAAGCATCTGGACCGCCTGCGGCCAGTGCCGGTTCAATGGCCGATGCAGGACGACCAATCGCTGATTGCTTTCTATGGCCAACCGGGTGACGAGAGCAATCTGGTTAATCTGTCGGTCTCCGACCTTGGTGTGCACTACGAAAGCCAAGCGGTCAAAACTATCCGCTGCCACACGCGTGTCGCGTCTAGCCTGCATCGCGTGCTAACCGCGATCAGCAAAACGCATCCATACGTGCTTAAGCAGTACGCCGGTTGCTTCAACGACCGCAACATGCGCGGAGGATCGCGTAAGAGCTTGCACGCTTGGGGTGCGGCGATTGACTTAATGTCAGGATCAAACGGCAATAACACAGCTTGGCCGACAGACGCTTCTATGCCGCTCGAAGTCATGGAGTACTTTGCCGACGAAGGCTGGCTTTCCGGCGGCGCTTATTGGAGCCGCGACAGTATGCACTTTCAAGCCACACGATGACTCGCACAATCTCACTCTCCGAATCGACCGCTGACCTTGGCATGTTGCCGGTGTTCTCGACGACTCCGCTCCTGATCACAGGTGCAGTCCCATCCGCTCCGGCAATGTCTGAGTGGGTGCTGGAGTTGTGGAAAAGACAGAACGACGCCAGAGAGGTGGGAGCAACTCCGCTGGCATCATCGGCTGGATATGTGGCCGGTGGCGCCGTCACGTTTGTTCTGACGGCGGCACAGATGAATCTCGTGCTTTCCGACGAGATCAACAGCAACAACTACTGGCTCGCCATCGGAGGGCTTGATTCCAACGGCTTTCCTTATCTGCTGCGATCCGGCAACATTGAGGTCATCCCGTCGGGCCTGTCGCTGGCGCCGGTGACCACCATCGCCTTCTCCGTGGTCAATGAGGTGGTTTCGTTCGCGTATAACGGCGCAATCTACCGCTTTGATGCGGTGACCGACACGCCTCCCGGACCGATTGACGGGGAGGTCACAGTTATTGATGGGATGATCGTCGTCACCGTTGATGGTGTCAGTTATTCCGTCCCTGCTGTTTCCTAATGAGTGCCGTCACCACGCCAAGAAATGTTTCCCTGATCCAACGCGATGCCTCCGGCGACAATCAATTTATTGATCTGCTAGGGACGGCGAACACCAACAAGGCGATTGGGTTCAACGGATCGGGCGTGATTACTACGCTTTCGGCGGCGCTAGTCGGAACTGCCAACACGTTCACCACTGACCAGACGGTGCAGGGTAAGCTGACGGTGCGTGCGGTAGTCGGTACGGATGCCAACGTGACCGCCGCAGCCATCGACTGGGCGACCAGTACGAGCTTTTACAAGACACTTGCGGCAAATACGACGTTCACATTTTCGAACGCGCTACCGGGTCAAGGGATCACGGTTGCGGTGACGAACACGAGCGGCAACTACATCATCACGTGGCCAGGGACAATCAAATGGCCGAACGACTCAATCCCGGTGCAGAGCATAGGAGCGAGGACGGATGTCTACTCATTCCGCAACATCAACGGAATCGTCTACGGGGCGGTGGCGCAAAGCGCCGGCGGGACTGAATCATTCGCCAACACGCAGGCGCGGCTGGCGTCGGTTCCTTACAAGCTCGGGCTTATCGGCGTGCAGGTCGATACGCTGGAAGTGTGGGTTTCGATTGGCGTCACGGCTGGCGACTGGCAATTGATCAGCGGTGCGGGCGGTGTGCCGCCATCACACACGCATTCATTCTCTGAGGTGCATTCACTGCCAACGGTGGCGCCGTCGCTCACGGACACGCTTGGCGTTCCTCTTGGCGATGCAGGCGGCACTCTCTCACACTGGGCATCAATCAATCTCCTGCTGGATCTGGCGCGTGTGCCGCGTTCTGGGCGCGACACGCTACTATCCCTCAATGATGCAGGCGTCACGCTTACCGATGCGCAGATCGTCGCCATTAACACGTTCTACCAGTACGTGGACGCAATGGGCATGATCAGCGGCAATACCAGCCGCTCGCGTCTAATGCTGCCAGTTTGGGCCAGCAACATGCAGGCCAATCTTCTCGACTGGCTGCACCCGGCAAGCTCCAGCCGACCATTCATTCGCAACTCATCGACCGGCGCCAACAACGCCGGAGACTTTACGCAGCCGGGCGGATACATCGCGCCGACCGGAGTGACCAACTCCGGCATGATCGACTTTGACTCAACCGTGGCACAAGTATGGGAAGAGACGGATTACTCATTAACCTACTACTCACACTCGCCACCGCTGACGGACGACAACACCATGATCGGTGCGCGGAACGATGCAGTCTCGGGCGGAACGAATCGGTGGTTTACCACGTCACGCAGCACGACCACGCCGGGCGTGTTCCGGGCGGCGGTTGGATCGACGGGCGGCAGTTTGCACGTGAACCTTGGCCTGCCAGAGCTTTATGTGGGTGGAACGGTGGGCGCGTTAAATCCGCTGGGCTTGATCCACTTTGCTCGCAAGGGGACGCTATTCAGCACCCGGAGACGGCTGGCGGCGGGTATCGCAGACACGACCGACTTGACGACTTCAAACACCAACGCAAACGCCATTATCCGGGACAACAAGCTGGGCGGGTTTCTCTTCTACAACGGCAACACGACCGGCAGCCTACTTGGGCCGGGAGGCATCCTGCACAACCAGCCTTCGTCTCTCTTCTATATTGGCCGGGCCATTGGTACTACTGGCGCGGCAACGGATACATTCTCTTTGATGCTTTTCAATCTGGCTATAGCGATGGGGGCTCCTTCAGTATGAACAACCGCGAACCATATCTTGCTGAGCTTCGCTCACACCGTGGCAACCTTCTAGGCCAGCCAGAGCACACCGTGCAGAGCTACAATGCCGTTGCGAAGGCGGGCGTTGCGATGATTGAGCTTGACCTGCACCTGACATCTGACGGCGTACCGGTCTGTATTCACGATGCGACGGTCGATCGCACGACCAACGGGACCGGGACAGTGGTGGGAAAAACGCTGGCACAGATCAAGGCGCTGGATGCAGGGGTCGATTTTGGGCCATCGTATGCCGGGCAGCAGGTGCCGACGCTGGTGGAGGCGTTGCTTGCGATTAAACCGTATCGGGTGCGCGTCATGATCGAGCCGAAGGTGGCCGGTACAGAGAACGCTATGTTGAACGCAATTCAACAGGCGGGCTTTCCGCTTGAGCGCGTCACGCTCTTGGCCGGTCTGTTCTTCCCGTCGGTAAGCGCCGCAACCATGCGGCCATACTTCCCAACCGTGTCCATCTATTGGATCGCGACCGGGCCGCCATCGGCGTTTGGAGAGGCAGGTTTAACCACTTTCAAAAACCAAGGATACGACGGCATCTCCTACTGGCCGCCTGCCGGTGGAGCAGTCTGGGGGCCAGAGGAGACGGCATTGATGCAGCGTGTTGGGCTTGGGTATGCGCGCTATGGATTGGCAGGCGGGGCGTCTGAAATCTTTGGTAGCGGAGCAAACGTCTACCTGACAGATGACCCGACAACGGCGGTCTCTACTGTGGCCACCGCCAACTTTACCGCATTCAAGGCGGCGTATGCAATCACCGTAGGCAGTGACGGCCTGTACAACGATCCGGACGGCGACGGCTTTACCAACTTTGAAGAGATGATTTACGGAGGCAATCCGATGTCATCGCGGCGCCTGCCAGCCACCGGGCCATCGGTGCAGATCGTGGAAGCGGGCGGAGTGCGGACGGCCTACCTGACAGCAGTGCCAGCCGCCACCAGAATGTTTGTCACTTGGTATTTTGCGCCACAGTGGAGTGATGACGGCATCACATGGACAGACGTGCCAAGCACATCGTTTACCAGTCTCAACAATGGCTATCCTCGCGACTTGAGCCACCGTTTTGTGGTCGATATGGGGCCAGTTCTGCCGACCAACACTAAGCGCGTGCGGTTGTATCCTAAGCTCTTCCCGATGCCCTAAGATTGACATCACTTACGCATTTAAGCCATGGCCACACTTTACTCAGCAACTCTCGCCGCAGGCGTCACCAGCACCAACATCACGGTCGTCCAAGGCACGATCGTCGGCATCCAAGCGACGCAGCCAGTCTACGTCTTGGCATCTAATGGCGCACTCATTGCAGAGCTTGGCGTCAAGGACGCGGCCAACATCATCCCGACCAACACGCCGATTACGATTAAGGCGAAGGAGCTGAACACCGCATCGAGCGTTATCACGGTCATCGGTCAATAACGCATGACCTCCAACCTCACATCATTCATCGCGCCGGCGCTCCCGGTGCAGATTCCGGTGGCATACTCACCTACCGATGAGCTGCTGATGATGATTGGTGCGACGCTCGGAGGTGCGGCTCCCGCAGGCCCGCACCACGTTTACATTGACGCCGTATCAGAAGACAAGGTGCGCGTCGGATCGGCGGGCGATCTAGTCGTTTACATTTAATACCATGGCCAATCTCAATCTCTCGCAGTTTACCGAAAAGACCTTAGTAGCGGATGCCGACTGGGTGTTCGTCTGGGACACGGCGGGCGCGATCTCGAAGAAGGTGAGTCGCAATAGTTTGCTGAATAGCGGCACTCTCACGACCTCCGCTCCCGTGACGATCAGCCAGACGTGGGCGGATGTGGCGCAGACGTTCAAAGCGTTAGTGGTGAATGCGGCTGGCACGAGTGCAGCCAACAGCGCGACCGGCTCTTTGCTTTTGGATTTGCAGGTGGGTGGGGTTAGTCAGATAACTGTAAGAAAAGATGGGGCGATAGTTCTTCCTTATAATTATCCGGGAATTATAGATGGATCTAGTAATTCTGGCGGAACAAATTATACATGGGGAGGTCCTCGTTTTGGAGCTTTTGCTTCGATAGCTTGGTCTGCCGGGGCTCCTCAATCCGCTTCTGACACCATCCTCCTCCGCGACGGAGCCGCCAACACCCTAGCCCTCCGCAACGGAGCGGCGGCGCAGACGTTCAATGTTTATGGGACGTATACGAGTGGGTCGGTATATGAGCGGATGTTTGCGCGGTACAACGGGACCGATCTTGCTTTTCAGAT